AAGGAGGAGCAACAGCGTATGCAGGGAGAGCCAGGAAAGCAGAGACCGTCCGACACTGGAGGAATTGGACAAGGAGCACCTTCGTCAGGAGCAGGAACAAGTATGTCGAAGAAATCTTTTCCAGACGGCATTACCCCAGCAAACTTTGAACTTGTAAAAAACACATTACAGACATCCGTAGACTTTGGATGGAATAAAACTAAAACGGTAGACGAGCTTCGCAAGTCTGGCATGACAGTTAGACAAGCCAGAGAAGTTGTGAAGAATGAATTCGAAGGTTTAAATAGTTGGGAGAAAGATGACATACAAGAATCATGACTGCGAAGACTGTAGAAAAAAAAGAAAGGAAGAAGAAAACAAATCCAGTTGCAAAGACTGTGAAGATTAACATCAAGAAGACTCGTTGCGAAGAGACAATAGAATCTATAATTAAATTGACTAAAAAATGCGAGAAGAGTAGTGAACAGATAGAGTTTTATACTTTTACCGCACTTGATCAGTGCTTGAAGAGGTTGACTGGATATTGCCCACCGAACTAGACACTAACAAGAACGCAAACGACCATACTAAAAAACTTTGGGAGAAACACCAAGAGAACGAGTATACAAGAGTCAACGCCTACAAAGAGGCACTGTGTTTTGGCTGTCTTTCAAACAAGGCTTCCAATGCAACCGTGTCAGATATTTGCGGAGACTGTGCAGGAAAGAAAGGAAGAGAGGCACTTATGGCAGTGGTAAAGGTAAAGCACTACGGTTTGTGTTACTTCTGCAACACTTACAAGTTTGGTCTGGAACAGATCAACATCCGTTTATGCAGTAGTTGTCACAGACGTGTTGCAAACGTCACTAAGGAATACAATAAGAAGGGCGGTATGTTCGGAACTGATCCTTTCTGGCTTTCGTTGAAAAAGAAACACGGAAAAGATTGGAAAGAGATAATGACAAGCGACAGAAGATTCAGAAAGTAGAATGGTGTACAATTAGGTTAATTCTGTCTCTGGTAAAATCATACTTCATATGTGTAAGGTCAATTTTATTTTTGTCTATATCTCCACCTACACACCTGTCAACTCTCAGTTTCATTAGCGGTTTTCGCAGAAATCTTGGAAACAGTTCAAGATATCCGTTCTTGTAAACAATGTCCTTGTCAGTGACAAGAACACAGTCATCTGTAAGATATTCGTTTTTATACGACTCATTTCGTATGTGAGTAATTGTTCTGTTGTTCAATGTTCTTTCTTTCTCTTCACTTGTGTTTGTTATTACAAACAGTTTTTGTTTTTTATAGTCAACATAAAGGTCAATTAGTATTGCTTCGAATGTAAGATCATCTCTTTCTCTTCCGTAAAACCTGTCATACTGAGAAATATCTGGATATAGGTAGATTGATGATGCCATACCAGAATAAACAAAACCTTATTAATAAACCCTTTTAAACCTTAATATGTCTGATCCTTTTTGTGACGTGTGTAAAAAAAAGATGTATGGATACATGAATGACGAGCTTATATTCTGGCTGTGTCCGCCTTGCGGCTACTACGAGGGAAGTGCAGAGGACAAGGAACTTGTGGAATATATATATGACGACCCTATGATTGCATTGGACATGATCAGCGACAAAGAGTTAGTGCCTATAAATTAAATTTATATATGTTGGTATATAACAACTTTATATTGAAAAAAATAGCCGCACGAATATTTGGTAATTTCGGTGTATCATTCTTCTCTCCACTTGTATCAGGCAACATTGCTGAAACTGTTTTTGATATGGGCTTAACATTTGAACAAACGTTGGTTATTGCATTAATTTCATCAGTATTCGTTACTGGTCTAACAATTTCTAGAGAGTTGGAGAAATATGGCAAGTCAAGATAAGACATTTTTACAAAAAATGTGTGAGGTTTTATGCCCACTGTGCTCAGAGTCAGATGAGGATTAGCAATCATCTTTAAATAGAACAGTTTTCACGATTTTAACATGGTAGATCCATTACTTGCAGTAGTTCTTGCAACAGTATCAGGTGCAGTATTAAACACCATTAGAGGATTTCTTGGTTCAAACGAACCTAAATACGATATTAAGAAATTCTTAGGTGCAGTTATTGTATCAGGATTCGCAGGAATCGCTATCGCACAAACAATCTCTTTGTCAGGAATTGACACATTAGGACTGATTTTAATCGGTCTAACAGCAGGTTTCACTGTAGATTTCGCTGTTTCCAAAGCAAAGAAAGTAGCATAAAAACCTACTATTTTTCCTTTTTTTCTTGTACTAAATCTTTATAAACAAATAAATCCTTTTCATATATAGGATGATTTCTAACAATTTTGTTACAAAAAGCCTAGTTTTTAAGGAAGATTCTGGAGAAAGATTTTTTGAAGGACTCTTAACCGTAGAGATGATAGACAGACAGGGAGAGGTTACAATGGTAGATTCTCTTTACAAATGTCTTCCTATATGGATGGACAGGGGAGGAGCAATATCAGACACACACTCAAACAGAATAGTAGGAAAAGGAATCAATTATGCTAAAACTACATTGACAGATACAGAAGGAAATGAACTACCTGCATTAAAAATCATTGGCAAAATATTTAACCATACTCAGCTAGACAATGAGATATGGGGGAAGATCAAGTCAGGGGAATACAAAGGGCTTTCATTTGGTGGTGCAACAACATCGGATGCGACACCAGTCCAGCAGTCAGACGGAAGTATAGCTTTTCATTTAAAAGACATAGAGATGTATGAGATTGCAGTTTGTGAAGATCCAGCAGTTCCATTTGCACTAATTACGGCAACCAACGACGTTGCAAAATCAAATGAGACAGGAGATGATTATGTAGTTAAGGATGACGACGAGGATGTCATTATAAAATGTGAAGAGAAGGGATGTTTCATTTCAAAAGCAGATGACAAGAAACCTTTGAACAAGCCAATGAGAGACGACGGAGACAAAAAGTTCAAGGTATATGTAAAAGATCCAAAGACTGGAAAAACTGTAACCGTAAGATTCGGAGATCCAAACATGGAGATTCGCAGAGACGATCCAGAGGCAAGGTCATCGTTCAGAGCAAGACACAAATGTGACCAGCAAAAGGACAAAACGTCTGCCGCATACTGGAGTTGCAAGATGTGGGAAGAGGGTTCAACCGTAACTGACAATACTGATAAATCTGAAATTAAAAAACCGTTGCCTACAAAATGGGGCGACGTAGAATTTGACAAATGTGAACAAAGAGCAAGAAATGATGACGACGTCAGAAATCCAGAGGCATACTGCGGTTCCATACAGTCAACTGTAGAGGGTGCAAAGAAAACTGACGACATTGTAGCAGAGGTAAAAGAGAACACACACAAGGATGACAAGTTCAGTTCACAAAAACCATTGGGAATAAATGCTCAAGACGACAAAGATTTGAAAGAAATTAGCATAGCAAAATCTGATCATAGATTTTATTGTTTTGACTGTGGTTTAGCAAAGAACCATAACGATTCAGGTTCCACTACAAATGCTCAGGACGATGAGGATATCAAGGAAGTTGAGACAGCAAAAGGCACAATGCACGTCCAGTCAGAAGGACTAACCAAGCCAAAAGACGACGGCAAGGAATTAGATTTTGAACATAAAGAAGGATGTCCTTGCAAAAAAGAATCAAATCCAGGGCAAGGAGGAGTAAGAGGAATGGGGGCAGGAAATACATCACAACAAGGATCAGGAGAATCAGCACAGATATCAGAAGAAAAGAAAGAAGACGTAGGAGTAAGTGCAGAAACATTAGGCAACCCTGACAGGCTCAAAAAGCCTGGAAATATTACACAGGACAGACCATCATCTATGAAGTGTAGCAAGTGTAACAAATGTAAGAAATGTGGCAAAACAAAAACTATATAAACTAAATAACACGTAATCTTAATACATGGCAGAAGAATGTAATTGTTCGAAAGAACATGACAAAGCTGAATCTCTAGTTGAGGAAAAACCTCAAGAAGAGAAAAAAGCAGAAGCCGACGATAAAGAAGAAGCAGAAGACAAAAACAAAGCAGTTCTTGATTCTTTAGCAGTCTCTATGAAAGCAACAGCAGAAGCAGTTCAATCAGTTTCTGATACTGTAAAAGCATTAGACAGCAGAATTAAAGCACTCGAGACTCCGACTGATCTTCCTTTGACCCCAAAAGTCTCTGATAAAGATGACATTGGTGCAGAGGTAAAGACTCCAGACACCTATCAAAGTAACTCAATCCAAGCTGGATTGCACGATGATAAGACTGGAGAAAAGAAACCAGAAGGAGACAAAGGAAATCTCTCTATGCAAGAGAAATCCGTTTTGCCTGAAGCACAAAGCTTTACCACAGAAACACCTAGACCATCTGCAAATGTAACCAAATCAGTGTCAAGCCAAGGCTCAGCATTGAACCCAGTTTTGAAAGCCGCTAGATCTAGAGGTAATCAATACATGGATGTATTAGCAAGAGAAATCTTGTCTGGTAAATTTGGTACCGAAGAGGAGGTATATTACTAATGTCCAATCCTTCAATTAAAACAATTGACGAATTAGAGGCACAGTATTACGGATATAACCGTAACTTCCTTAGAAAAGCAGACAGTCCAGTCACAACATCAACAGCAGGCGTATTCAACGCTATTTTCGGAGCATACGCATGGGCTCAACTCAACCTTGAAGCCAATGCATTTGGTATACTTCCAAAATATCCGTGGGATAAATCTGGTTGGAGGGTTATAACTGCAAAACCAACTGTAGACACAGCACAAGGCAACACAGCATTGGGCGGAGTCGCAGAAGGTGGAGTAATTCCAGACGAAATTTTGCCAACTGTGGCAGAATTAGATGTAAGACCAAAGACAATGTCTTTAGTCTTCTCAGCATCTGAAGTTATGGAATGGTTGTCAACTCACTCCAAAGATGATATTTGGGGCGGATTAGGTAGTTTAAGATTGTATATGGCAGTTCAGCACAAAGAGCTCCTCAACAGAGCACTATTGGCTGATGTCGAAGGAACCGTAACAGGTTCAGGTACCTTTGCAGGTACTACTGACTTTGAGAGTCTCGACAGAATCATTTCAAGTGATGCTGAAGAAGATGCACTCGGAGGATCAACAACTGGTTATTACGATTGTTGGGCAGCTAACGCTACCGTTGATCGTGATTCAAGCACCACTTATGATGCTACAGTTGAATCAGCTTCAGGTACAATCGGAACTAATGGTGTTTTGACCGACGATACCATCAGAACATTCTTACGTAAAATAAGAATTGCAGGTGGTAAAGATCCTAACGTACTTTTAGGTTCCCACGAAGTTTACAGCGAAATCCAAGGTATTTACACACCTCAAGTCCGTGTAAAGAACCCTTACGGAGAACAAGTAGTTCAAATCGATGTGAACGGAATTAAGACCTTTGAAGGCACAGGAGTAGGTCTACACGTAGATTCTCTATACGGAATCCCATTCATTCCAAGTAAAGATGCACCAAGTGATGCTGGCGACACAGAAGAAGTCGGCAGATTATTCGCATTGGACACCTCAGACTCAGAAGGATATGGTTATCCAAGATTAGGAATTCAAGTCGCAATTCCAACAGAGTACTACGAAGCAACACGAAGATCCCCAGGATACCCATTCATCAACAATGCATTTGTTGAGAAAGGTCTATTCAGAACAATGGGAGAAACCGTTTGTCGTCACTTTAAATCCCAAGGTAAAATTAGAGATATTAAACTCTAAGACTAACCGAATCTTTTTTATTTTTTCGATTATGGAATGTCCACGTTGCTACACAGAGATGAAAAAGATGACAGCCTGTCATCTCATATGCCCAAATTGTGGGGCTCATCTAGACTGTTCTGACAAGGGAAGTTTCTGGTAACCTATCTTTATATATAAGTATATTCAGATAATAATATGGCTATCACAGTCGCACAGAATCAAGATCATAAGAATCTTACAGGAAAGACTTTAACCGTGCAGTCACAATTAACTTCCAAGTTAAGAACTGCAATTGTCGACGTCACTTTTGGTGGATCAGACAACTACGCAACAAACGGTAATACTGTCGACCTTTCTATGGGCGGTAGAATCAGCACTGTTATTGGAGCAGAAGTACTCCATTGTAGTGCAGGACTACTTTTGCAATATACTCCAGCCGCAGGCGGAGCAGCTGCCACAGGAAAATTTAAAGCTTATGGTCATACCCCAACAAGTTCTACAAGTACAGTAGTTGCACTTGAAGAGCTAGATAACGCTGATACAGCAGTGAATAGTATGACTATTCGCGTTCGTATAACAGGTTTCTAACCCCTTTTTTTATTCACAAAACTTTATAAGTATAGATATATTACCTAAATCATGGTAGGCAAGATTAGTCAACTGGCAGTAGTTAACTCTGCAACAGTTCAAGCCAAGACAGGTCACTGTATTGTCAAGTCAGTATATACCACAACCGCAGGGGATAGAGTATTCTCAATAATAGATAACATCACAGGAACCACAGCAAAGTTCTCATTCACAGCAAACGCAGGCAATTCAGCCGCTATGATTAATACACCATTTAGTACAGGTTTAAGAATAGTAGTGGCATCTGGCAGTACTGGCGAAATAGTCGTATTATATGAGTAGAACGCAAAACTTTAAAAGATAAGGACATACTATTTAAGCATGGTTGTTACATATTGTACTGTTCAAGATGTATCTGATTTTCTACGTGTTCCCATCACTGCTACTACTACTCCAAACAAGGCTCAGGTCGAAAAACTTATCAATAGGAAAGAAGCAGAAATCGAAAGAAGAATAGGTCACGCATGGACAGAAAGAACCATTACGGATGAGATTCATGACTTGCCATTAATTTATACTTTTGGCTGGGGTACTCCAGTGTTTTTACAACACAGAAGAATCAAAGACTTGGACGGATCAGCAGGAGACAAGATAGAAATCTGGCAGGGTTCACAGGATACTTATTCTAACATCTTAGGAAATGACAGTTGGTATAACATTGAGCAGACTCACGGTAAATTATTTTTAAGAGGTTTCATATTTTCAATTCTTAGAAAACACAGAGTCAGAGTTACCTACAGATACGGAGACACTGTTGTTCCAGAAGATATTACTGATGCAATCATCAAGATGGTTTCAATTGAGATTATAAGTACTAGTTTTAGAATGGACAAGTTGCCAATGGGTGGAAGTGGAATCAACATACAGACATCAATGACAAAGTGGCAAGAGGACATTGACAGAACTGTTGCAGATAGAAGAGAAACATTCGTTGTAAGATGACCAAGTTAACTGACCTAATAGTTGATATTGTCAGATCAACTTATTATGAAATGAATCAAGAAGAAGCAGAATCAGCAAGAGAGAGGGGGCAAAGAATAAGAAGAGCAGAAGAAAAAGTAATACAAGAGAAACCTGCGTATGGAAAAATTATAAAGAAATTAAAATCACAAGGGGATATAGAAAAATATGGAATACCAGTAGGAGCAGAGCCAATAGACAACGAAGAAGGATATGACGAGGATGAAGATACGGATGAAAATTATCAGTCAGCAAAACAAATAATCTTTAAGCATCAAACCATAGGAGGAGACCAATCTAGAGGAGGCAAAACTAAGTTTAGACGTTGGTTAGAGAATGTTTATCTTGAAGATCCTAAACAGAAAGATCTAAAACAGGCTATAGACGGAGTTTCTGGTAAAAAGAAAAGAAATATGATGAAAAGTATATCATATGGTGTAAGAATGCATATTGCAAAATACGGTTTAGAGCCTGGAGCAACAGCACATCTTGACAACGAAGGAAATACTACTGAAATATTCTATGGTTCAGGAAAATCATGGAAGTCAACATATCCTAAAGGAGGTTATAGTTAATGGGAATAGCAATTTATGACTCGGTAGACGACGTAATATCAATGCTTCAGACTCAGTGGAATTATGACAATGACGATGCCCCCAAACCAAGATTCACAAAAGTATGGGAAGAGAAGGCAGTAGGTATCATAGATGACTTGGAAGACACAGTAGTAATAACTCCTGGCTCGGAAAAGGTAGATTATTTTAATCTTTTTGGAGAAAATCATCTTCATACTACAGTAGTCATAATGGACATAAGATCATATGATGAGGACAGATTCAGATCAATAGTGGATCAAATAGACAAAATTATAAAAAATCAAATAAGAAGGGTTAATTTTGTTGATTTACGACTGACTCAATCAAAGTCACTTTCTCAAGATTATCGTAATATGTTTAGGCATATATTCGAAGTTACCTACAGAAAACTAGACCCATAATATTTATAAGCGATATTAATGGTTAAATAACATGGTTCGAACTGGTGCTCATAGTTATCTAAAATACGGAGAAGAAAGTACATATGGTGGGGGAGCAACAGCAACAAGACCATTCGGATTACAACAGTCAATAAACTCACTATCATTTAAGAACAATCAAATAGCACTAACACAACTAAACAATATAGAAGTACAGTCATTCGCATATGGAAAGAATGAAGGAAGCGGATCAGTTGACTTTGTCTTGTCATCCCCCTGGGTTTTCGATGCAATTCTAGGTGGAGTTGATACAACTGGATCAGGTAGTGACTATCAACACATATGGGATTCTGACAGCGGTAACTTATCAGCAAACAATACAGGAATAGCATCCCCAAAATCTTTTGACATAGAGGTTGGATTCGATACAAAAACATCAACTGATGTTGTAAGACATTTGAAAGGATCAGTATTTTCTTCATTAAACATTAAATCATCAATAAACGAAACAGTTACTGGTTCAATGGATTTCCTTTACGGAAACGTAGACACAATTGGAACTAGTGTTGGTTCCCCAATAGCAGACGGTGTTAATTTCCCATATACATTCTCACACGCAAAACTACAAATTCCAAATGACACAACAGGTCATCCAAACAGAACTCAAAACTTGATTGCAGAAGTACAAGACTTTGACATTTCATTTACATCCAACACTGAATTGTTATACGAGCAAGGAAGTGCAGGTGCAGTAGGTGCATTCAGAAAACTGTTTGAAATTACTGGCAAATTCAACGCATCATTTATTGACAAGACTCAGTTACAAAGAGTGTTTGACAGAGTTGAGTTGGCAACATTCACTGTTGTATTCACTAACGGTCTTACAGGAAACAGTGAAAAAACAATCACATTGGAATTTGCAGGTGTCGGTTTGTCAGAACACAGTTTGTCAATAGTTCCAAACGAGCCAGTATTTGAAGACTTGACATTCCAAATGAGAAATGTCAAGGTAACCGCAAACAACAGTGTTGCAACAGTGCCTTAAACATAGGTTTAAATATATCTGTTTTATAAAACACATATGATTCAATCATTTACTGTTAAAATAAATGGAAAGGATGAGACCATAGAATTTGAAGACGATCCTCCATTTGGAGAAATGCAACAGATATTAAAAAGTTGTATAGACTTATCTGATATTCAACATCCTAAAATAAATCTTCAGTTATACCAGCAAATGATTCTACAAACGGTAATCATAAAAGCACCTTTCAATCACAAGAATGCAACAGAATTTGCAAAATTACCAACAAATAGTGCATTAGGGATCTTAAATAGATTAATGCAAGCACTCCCTTTAGAGCGATTGGTGGCACCGATGATAACAGCCGCGACAGGTCAGAATACGATAGAGTCTCTGGATCCATCTACGCGTACTGTGCTTTAGTTTTTGGCTGGGATAAGGAACAAACAGACAGGCAACCTACGCAATATTTAAAAGACACGATAGAGTTATCTAAAGATATGATCGAAGAGTCTTTAAAGAATTTATTTGGGGGTAAATAATGTCTGCTGTAACACCAGATGACGATATAATTGAAGTAAAACTAAGTAAAGGTTCTATATCCGCACTAGCAAAAGCTATGGGCGGAGGTGGAGGAAAATCTCCAGGTACTCAAGGCGGTGCATTGGCAGGATTACTAAAGATGGGAGGAAAAGGCATGATGAAATTAGGAGTAATAGGAGTTGCAATAGGTGCAATACTTGGAGTAGTCAAAACTTTGGCAGGTTCGTCTCCAATGTTAAAACAGATGATGAAACTCATGAACTTTGGAATAATGATGATATTCAGACCTATAGGAGATTTCATAGGATTTTTACTAAGACCTATAATTGTATTGCTTTTGCGTAACTTTATCATACCTTGGTACAAGGATGCAATGCCAGTGATGAAAGCAGTTGGTGCTTTTGTTGGCGGTACAATTGCAGGAGGATTGGCAGAATTCTTTGCAAACCCAACACAGGTAATAGCAGACGGCTTAACTGGATTAAGTGATTGGGCTACAGACAATTTAAATTCAATGTTAGATGGAACATTTGACTGGGCAGACTTAGCAGATAAGATATGGGAAGGATTAAAAGTTGTAATACTTAACTTGCCAACAACCAAAATAATTCAAGCCGCAGTTGATGTTATTGGTAACATGGACTGGAGTCGACTTGGAGCAAAGTGGGGAGAGATTGGAGAGAAGATTAAAAAGTCAGTTGGAGACTGGTTCTACAATGGATTAAATGGAATACGTGCAAACTGGATGCAATACTTTACATGGGTTGGAGACTGGTTCTGGAACGGATTAGATAGTATTACTGCTAGTTGGATGCAATTATTTACATGGGTTGGAGACTGGTTCTGGAACGGATTGAATGGAATACAAACTTCGTGGAGTGACCTTTGGCAATGGATTAAAGACTGGATATGGAATGGATTACAAGCTGCCGCTGGTGCAGTAGGAAGTACATTTGGATTTGCAGACGGTGGAATAATTCCAGAGCCTGTAATGGGAGTTGGTAAATCAGGTCAGTTATACTCATTTGGAGAAAAAGGGTCAGAAGAAGTCATACCACATGGAAAAAGCGGTGGCGGTGGAATAACTTTAAACATAAGTGTAGGCAACATATCAAGTGAAGGAGATATGAGAAACTTTGAAACAAGAGTGATGGAAATACTAGAGAATGCAAACAGTAGGAGAGGTAGACTATGACCGACATTTACATACAAAGAGTAGAGCCAAACTCTACTGATACAGGATTTGACGTTAAGAAGGAATACAAGCTTTCCAATGTTAGCAGTTTTAGTATAGATTTGAACTCTCCTGTATCCCCAATGCCATTGCCTGAAGAGGGGGCAGATGACAACATATTAGTAAAAATAGAAGGAAACTCTGCAACCATGTCACTTAACTGGGTAATAAAAAATGAAACAGCAACACCAGTAACAGTAACAGAAAGCGGAGGAGCATCAGGAGTATTGACAGCATTGCAACAGGTAGGATACTTTACAAACGAGCCAGGAGAAGGATCATTTCAGCCTCACAGTATAGAAGACAATTACAGAATACAACTAAAAGACGGATCAACAGTAATATGGGAAAAACTAGGATTCTTTACAAAGTTTACATTCAGTATGCAAGGCAATTCCCCTGTAATATTCAATGCAACTGCATCGTTTATTGTAGGAGATGTCATAACATCATACGAGGCAAAAGAGCCAGAGCCTCCAACAGCTTTGGTGCTTTCGTCTGGAGGTACTTATAACGGTTCAGACATTGATACTGCAAGTATCAAGGCTTACTGGACACCCCCAACAATCACAAACGGATCACTTGCTGGTTCCATAGTCGCATACAGAAAAGAAGGCACTAACTTTTGGGTCAGTCTTTCTACAAGCACAACTGATCCTGACTCTGGATCTGAATATGTGTTAAGTAATCTGGAATATCTAAAATATTACGATATAAAAGTTGCAAGCAGAACTTCTGTTAAAGGCAAATGGTCTCAGAAAAAAGTGGTTAGGGCAACATGAGCAGGGTAAAGTTAATAGTTGATAAAAAAAACGAGACGACTGGAGTGCCAGAAGACAGGTTTCCTGCAAAAGTTTTGAATGCCCGTGTAAAAAATGACGGAGACAGGGCAGTAGATTCCGCTGAGTTTCTAGTTCCAATATCATCTGAAGTCAATGAAGGAGACTTGGTAAAATATATTCAGGACGATGTTGAAACTGAGTCACTCATAGCTTTATGGAATTTTAACGGAAGTACAAGAGACGAGTCAGGATACAACAATGACGGAAATGACGGAACACATACTGCTCAGGTAAATGAAGGAGATACTGGAAATGAGTATACAAAGGATAATCAGGTTGTGTTAAAAATAGAAGGTGGTACAAAGTTTGTAACAATACCAAACAAGACTCATTTGGTAACTGGAGCACCAAACGTATTGGATTTTTCAGGAATGTTTGACATATTTTTAAGGTTTGAAAACGAAGGAGCTCCAGACAACAATGAGTTTGTATTCAGTAAAAGAAGTTCTACTACAGGGATAGAGATAGGATATGACACAAGTCATCATATTGTTGTAAAAATAACTTCGTCATCTTCAACATCCACAATTACGGGAACAACTGACACTGAAGGAACAATGCCTTTGGTTAGAGTGAGACGTAACGGTGCAGGATTAATACAGTTATTTGTAGATGGAACAGAGGAAGGAACAGCAGTAACAAACACTGCAAATCTTACAGTCACAAGCAACGGATTCTTTGGTGCAGATTATCAGGGAAACGGTGTTGGAGACGACTTGCA